ACTGAATATCCTAAAGGAGGATTTTATGACTGGCATATGGATGCTGAAGTGAACTGTCAGTTTGAGCCTCCCGTTAGAAAAATATCTATGACCATTTTGCTTTCGAATCAATCTGAATTTGAAGGAGGAGACCTGGAGTTTATGGCAGAAGGCAATAAACCTCCTCAACTCTTGCAAGGACAGGCGATTTATTTTTGTAGTTTTATTCGTCACCGTGTTGCTAAAGTCAAGAAAGGAATTAGACGATCGTTAGTAATGTGGTTTGGAGGACCGCCGTTCAAATGAACCGAGAAATTTTATTCCCAACTCCTATCTATTTTAAAATGGTTAAGGATCCTAAGAAATTAAATAAATATTTATTTCCCTTCATTAAAGCCTGGAGTAAAAAAGATAAGAGCGAAGAGAAGACCAATGCCGGAGGAGGTTGGCATAGCCCTACTGATATGAATTTTAAAAAGGAATATAAACCTTTAACCGATGAACTTTTTACTATGCAAGATGAAATTTTTAAAGACTACGGCATGGAACCTAAACCAGGATTAGGGAATATGTGGGCCAATATTAATTACCCCGGGTCCTATAACAAGCAGCATATGCATCCTAATTCTCAATGGTCGGGTGTCTATTATGTGAAGGTTCCCAAGAATTCAGGAAGATTATTTGTTGAAGATCCACGTCCAGGTCCTAATATTATACTACCTCGCCGTGTGAAAGGACTACCTAGAGCCTTATGGCGTGTGGTGGTATATCCTGCTATCGAAGGACAGATGATTATGTTTCCTGCATGGATGACGCATGGTGTAGAAATGAATGCATCCAAAGAAAAAGGAGAAAAGGGTTGGCGTGTATCTGTTTCTTTTAATTTTATTCAAATAGATAAAGAGGGCAAGGTAGGATGAGTTTTAAAACAAAAAAATATCAAGTAATCAAAGGAGCTCTTTCCAAGGATTTTTCTAATTTTATCTTCAACTATATGATGCTGCAGCGAGACGCTGTGGCTTTTATGATGAAAAATAATACAGTGAATCCTTATAATCCTTTGATTGGAACACGACTAGATAGACAGATACCTGGATGCTATTCTAAATATGGAGACTGGGTCATGGAAACGTTACTTCAATATATGCGACCTGTTATGAAAGCAAAAACAGGACTCGAATTAATTCCTTGTTATTCGTACACGCGACTCTATGAAAAAGGAAATATTTTAAAACGCCATAAAGACCGGAACAGTTGTGAGATCTCTACGACTTTACATTTAGGAGGAGACGAGTGGCCTATCTTTCTTGATCCTACCGGAGCTGATTTTGTCACCTATGGTGAGAAGGAAACAGACAGGTCAACTAGACCTGGAGCTCCGAAAGGAGTCCGAGTCGATTTAAAAGTGGGAGATATGCTTATCTATTCGGGTTGCGATCTCGAGCATTGGCGAGAACCTTTTCAAGGTACCGTCTGCTCTCAAGTCTTTCTGCATTATAATCATGCCAACGGTCCTTTTGCAAAAACGAATCTTTTTGATAAACGCCCCATGCTGGGTGTTCCTAAGTAATGGCCCTGGTCCGTGTCACCTTAGGCGATAAACGTCTGGGGTATGTCAGGAATAATAAAGCCGGATCTACAACCATCATTAATTATCTCGGTCAGCTCCTCTGGAATGAAAAACCTACCACGTACAGCGGCACCAATGTTCAGAATCATTGTGGCAAGGATTCCTATATCGGACGGGAGAAAGGATTTGAAGCCTATCACAAAGAACTCAAAGCATGCGAGATTCGCATTGCCGTTTACCGTGACCCCATCGACAAGATAATTGCCGGCTTTTATTATTGTCAGGAACAATATCCTAATCTTAACAACCTGGATCATTTCCTCGACACCTATCAACACCAGTTAAAAAACAATTACATTAGAATTCATTGTCGTAGCAACACCGATATGCTTGGTCCTGATCAAAGCATCTATACCCATGTTTGGAACATGAACGAGATCGACACCAAACTCCTTCCGTTTCTGGAACAATTAGGTGGAGGAAAAATACAGAAAACAAGACACCATGGAGATCACCCTCCTGCAGTCATTACTGCATCTCAGATAACAAAAGCCAAGGAAGTCATGGCTATTGATTATCAAAATGGCTGGTGTAAAGAGTTGATCTACACTAAGATCTAGTATATTTGTAATAGAAACGGATTTTCTATGCTACATAAAATCAGACTAATCCCAGGATTAGATAAACAATCTTCAGATACAGGAGCCGAAGGAAAATGGGTTAATGCAGATTACACCCGCTTTCGCTATGGCTTTCCTGAAAAGGTAGGGGGCTGGGAACAACTCGTTAATAATAATTTAATTGGTGCAGGTCGTGATCAACATACCTGGGTCGATCTAGCCGGTAATAAGTACGCAGCCATTGGAACTAATAAGTGTCTTTACATTTATTTTGAAGGAGCCTTCTACGATATTACTCCTCTCGATACTTCGCGTCAACAAACCGGAGCGACTTTTACTTTCGATGGTACAACCACAGTCACTTTTACAACATCCACGGCCCACGGAGCAGAAGACGGAGATATTATTCGTTTGGATGGTGTTTCAGGAGTTACCGCTTTAGGGATAGGGTTTACAGACGCAGATTTTGAAGACATTCTTTTTGAGGTGACAGACGTTCCTACTGCTACGACAATAGAAGTAACGATGGGAAGCGCAGCGACTGGATCTGCAAGTGGTGGGACTACAACGATCGATTTTTATTATGTGATTGGTCCTCTTATTCAAACTTATGGATATGGTTGGGGCACCAATACTTGGAGTGGTCAAACTCTTCCTCTTATTCAAACAACTTTAAATGGTGCTCTATTAAATGATGCCTATGGAACAGGAGGATCAGGAACAGATATTATTTTGACTGACACCACAGGTTTTACTAGTACGAACGGTATAATTTTAGTAGACAGCGAACTTATTACTTATACAGGAATTACCAGCAACACCTTAAACGGAATTACTAGAGGAACCAATGGAACCTCAACTGCAGCTCATTCGAGTGGTGCAGCAACCTATGATGCTACCAACTATGTTGGTTGGGGTAGTGCAAGTTCTTCATCAAATATTATTATTGAACCTGCTCAATGGAGACTGCTTAACTATGGGGAGAATTTATTAGCGCTCATTCATAACAAAACAATTTTTCAATGGGAACCTTCTCTCCCTAACTTAAGTGTAAGGGCGGTTTTAGTAACAGGATCAGAAGTTCCTACGGCTTCAAGAGATATGATTCTCTCGACTCCCGATCGTCATTTAATCTGTGTTGGAACAGAGACCACGCTTCAGACTGCATCAACTCAAGATGATATGTTTGTTCGTTGGTCTAATCAAGAATCCACAACCGTTTGGACACCGACGGCAAGCAATACTGCAGGTAGTCAAAGACTTACCGATGGTTCTAAATTGATGGGGGGAATTGTAGGAAGGACCGCTGTTTATATTTGGTCAGATACCGCAATGTATACCATGAAATTTATTGGACCTCCTTTGACGTTTGGATTTCAACAAATGGGAACCAACTGTGGAATGTCGAGTCAACACGCCGCGGCAGAAGTTAATGGGATTGCCTATTGGATGGGACCGACAGGATTCTATAAATTTGATGGAGGACGTGTACAACTAATGCCTTGCCTGGTAGAAGATTATGTCTTCGAGGATCTTAATGCTAACGCCAATCAACAGATTCATGTGGCAGTTAACGCTTTGTTTGGAGAGATCACTTGGTTTTATCCAAGCGAGGATTCGAATTATGTCGATCGATCCGTAACCTATAATTATTTAGATTCATCTCCTCAAAATCCAATCTGGTATACTTCTTCCCTGGCTCGTTCAACATGGACGATCGAAGGAGTTTTCACTAAACCTTATGCAACTGAATTTAAAAGTGCTGTCGCTCCTACTTATCCAACCGTTGTAGGAATTTCTAATGGAGCTAGTTATTATTGGGCCCAAGAAACCGGAACCGATGAAGTCTTTGCCGATGGAACTACTAATGCTATCACGGCTAGTGTAGAATCAGGAGATTATGATATTGGGACTCAAGGAATTGAAGGACCTATTGGTGGAGAATTCATGATGAGAATTAGCAGGATCATACCTGACTTTGGAGCTCAAACCGGAACCGCTAAAGTTTATTTAAACACTAAAGAATTTCCAAGTAGCACGGCGACTTCTACTTCTTACAACGCCACGACTTCGACTACTCAAATTTTTACCCGTGCAAGAGCTAGGCAAATTGCTATTAAAGTCGGCAACGTAGATACAGGACAAACTTGGAGAATGGGAACTTTTAGATTGGATATTCACCCAGGAGGCAGAAGATAAAATGAAAAATTTTTTACGCCTCGTATGTATATCCTATATTTTAATGGAGGAACATGGCAAAGATTAGTGAAGTTGTAGCAACGATTATAGGTCCAGACTTTGATGCTATGAACGTTCAAGGGCTCGCAGATAATGTAGGGTCCGTCGTACAAAAACTTAATACCACATACCAACAACAATTAACCGATGAATACGAAGCCTTTACTTTATTCATTACTTAAGTTAAATTAAGGAAAAGAAGAAATGGCAAATACATATAGAAATGTTTGGAAAGCTGACGCCACCACAAACATTGTAACAGTTTATACTTGTCCTGCGGAAACAGTCGCAATAGTTAAATCTATATCCGTTTATAATACTCATGCTTCATCCACTCCGGATTGGACACTTACGGTTACCGATAGTGGTAGCTCCACGGATTTTATTTATAAAGTAATAGCTAGCGTTCCAGCTAAAGGTAAAAAAGAATTTTTAGAAGGAGATGAAAGTACTCTTTTAGTTTTAGAAGAGAGCGACGTTTTAAAATTTACAACCACTGCGACTTCTGCTAATATATCGGTCAGCGTTTTACAACAGGATAGAACATAATGTCTTTTAAAGAATCAGGATCAATCATCGATTATATTGACGTGGATGGTAAAAAAGTTCCACGCTATCGATGTGAAACTGAAGTTACCTTAACGAATACACAAACTAAAAAAGAATATAACTCAGATAAAGAAGCAGAGGATGATGTGAAAGATCCTAATACAGCTACAAAGAAAGAGCATATTAGAAGAGATGTTAAAGTCACCGTCCCTAAAATGATTATGGGAAGTGGGACTTTAAAAGATGAATCCTAAAGGTGGAACAGAGTTACAGTTCGATGAACTTAAAAAAAGACTCCCGGAACATTACTGGAAAAAAATTAATCTTACGACATCGGTTCCTGAAAAAACCCCTCTTCAACCAGGTAAACTTAATATTTTATGGTTAAAAAATTCTCATGATCAACCCAACATTGAGCCGTGGTTTTCAAAATCGGAGAATCATCATAAATATGATTGGTATATTTTTAATTCTCATTGGAATTTTGAAAAGTATCGGCTTTACTTTAATCTTCCTACTGTTCGTTGCCGTGTTATTAAGAATGCATTACCTAAAGTTAAATGGCTTCAACGATCTCGGTACCAAGCAG